AGGGGCCGTCCTGTGGCTTGGCGATCATGTCGCGCTTGCGCTTCTCAAACATGGACGACGCAGCCGCCTGATTCTGACGATACTTGACCATGATCTCCTCCAGCTTCTCGTTCTGATAGTGCACGTCCTCAATCTGATCGCGGTCTGGGGGGATAAGCAGCCACTTGTACATGTCAACGACGTAAATGTCAACGATGGCATCCTCCTTCTGGAGGCGCTTGGCGTGAGATGCCGCCTCGTCCCGCGACGCAAAGCAGCCGCGGATCTTCATACCCAGCTTCTCATTCTTCTGAGGGAGGTCTGGGCCAACAAACGAAATGCACGCGAAAAGCTGTCCTGGAACGGTCAGGTAATCCTGCTCGAGGGTAGCCATATAAAAGGAACAGGAGCTTATTTTTTAAGCCCTGAAACGCAATGAACTTGGATCTACGCAAACTTCACAACAATTGCAAACGCCAATTGATTCAGAAATGGGTCAAGCCTGGCTCCTTCGTCCTTGACTGTGGTTGTGGACGTGGAGGAGACCTATGGAAGTGGAAGGACGCCAAGGTGCGCGTGGCCGCCATAGACCCTGATGCCGATTCCCTAGATGAGGCGGAGAGTCGTGCCGGTACCGTTGACGCGGATGTGTATTTTTTGGGAACAGGGACCATCATCCAAGCGGCGTTCGCTGGGCCATATGACGTGGTCTGTTACAACTTTTCGCTCCACTACATTTTTGAAAATGAATTAACCTACAAAAATTCAATCAAGGCTTTGGGTCTCTCTGTGAAACCCGGAGGTTTGTTGATAGGCATCACACCCGACAAGGACCGTGCAGAGTCCATGGTTGACGAGTTTGGTCACTTCAAGGATCAATTAGGAAATGAAATTGCATGGCTTCGTGGAGGGCGGAGATTGATGGTGCGTCTGATTGACGGCCCCTTCTATACAGACGGTGGTCGTGAAGAGCCGACCCTCTCTCCTATCCAACTCATTCAGGACCTTCAAGAGGTGGGCCTTGATCTCGTGCAGTGGGAGCCGATGATAAGCCGACCCAACGGGATGATTTCGGATTTATACTCAAAATTCGTTTTTAAAAAAATTGAGTAATATCAGGATGTGGGCGTGGATCACTTTACTAGTGACCATGGTCATCGTATTTTTCATAATTTTCACCAATAATCAGGAACCACCTATGCTTACGGAAATCAAGCAAAAATACCGGGCCATACTGGATATGCTTCGCCAAACAGGCGACCCGATGTGGAAGGGGGTCCTCAGACCATCAATTATCACTGGTATGAAAGATTGGTCAAAGAATAAGGGACCTATTGGGTCAAACGTGAACAAGGGGTATGAAATTTACATCTGCCTGGATGGAAACGATGTAAATTCTGCAATGTATGTGATGATCCATGAACTGGCACACATGTCCGTTCCAGAATACGATCACACGACTAAATATTGGACAAATTTTTCAAAACTCAAGAAACTATGCATTGACAACGGGTTCTATACAGCCTCCAGCGTTCGCACCTACTGTGGTGACGTCATCAAAGATGATCATTAAACCTTGTCGGCAATGAACTTCTTGGCGAAGTAAAACACGATGGCAGCCACGAGCGCCGTCACAACCAGGCCCGTCAGCGAGACGTCACCAGACTCGCCGACGAACTTGGGCACCATGGTGCGCATACGTGACTGCACGGGCTTGGAGAAGGCGATGATCGCCGCCACGCCAGCCAGCGCCGCCTGGAACTGCTCGTCGGTGAGACCGAACGGATTCTTTGATACGCGGCCCCCGGACTCGGACCCATCTTCGCCATTCCGCTTGCGCGCGGCCGATGGCGCCTGCTGTGGCTGAGCGTAGGGCGAACCCATCATCTCGTTCTGAAGCATCTGACCTGGACCTGCCATGACTTCCTCAATTGGAGTAGAAAAGTCCGCCATTTGAGATTCGTCAACGTTTTTTTCTGGCGGAAAATTCTTCAACAAACCGGTCGGGACTGACTTGTTGTTTGGGTCCTTGTTGAGGGCCGCCCGGGCGAGCTCTTCGTCAACCGTCATTTCAGGGGCCTGCTGAATAGGAGAAGACATGGTGTCTACACTAGGATCATAAGTCAACATCTGTTGTTTTCGGGTAAAAAATAAAGGAGCCAAGGGCGCGCTACTTCTTCTTGACGACGGTTACCACGCCCCCTTTGCGCTTCACGACGGGCTCCGCCGCCTGCCTCACCACGGCCCTGGGGTTGTAGTGACGCTGGTGATACTGCCAAAACGCAGGACCACCGACATGGAAGTTGCGGCGGATAGGCGCCTTGTACCAGAACACGCAATCTGTTATTTTATTAGACTTGGACGTGTTATCAAGCACTAAACACTCGTAGTTTTCTGTACAGGCGTCCATAACCTGACAAAACTGGTCAAAATTTGGAAACACCCCAAAGAACGCCTTGTAGAGGTTCTCACGGTTCTGTCGGACGTTGTCACGAAGGGCAAAGACGTAGTCAACATTGGTGCGAATCATAGGGGTCATGTCCATACAGTACTGGGTCGTCATCATAAAAAAGATTTTCCAGTGCCGTCCGTTCATAAAAAGCTGCCGAATCGCAATGTCGCGCATGAATGCCCTATCGTACATACAGTCGTCCATGAGTATGAAAACTGGATTGCACCGCCCAACGGCCAAGAGCTTCTTTTGGCGTTCAATAAGCCTTTCAAGCGCATCACGGTTATAATCTCCAAAAACAAACAAGTCTGGAATAAATTGTTTGTAGTACCCGTTGCCCTCCTCCGTCCCTGACATGGCTATGCCTGCTTGAAGATGGCGCTTGTGCCACAGGATGTCTGTAACCAGCGTACTCTTGCCAGTGCCTCTTTTGCCTATGAAAACGCACACCTTGTCATCCGACATTTTTGAAGGATCAAATTTTCGCAATTGGAGAGCCATCTCCTTCCTACAATTTAAAAACAAATTTGACGGTGGCCTGGAGCGCGGGAAGCATTTATCATAAAAAGATGTTGACAGGTACTAGAGGAGACTTCAATGTCGGCCGGATATATTCAACTCGCGGCTCTTGGGCAGCAAGACGCGTACCTCACAGGAGAGCCTCAGGTGACGTACTTTTCAGGCGTGTATAAGCGCCATACACCGTTCGTTCTAGAGGCGTACGACATCCCTTTCAACGGTCAGGATGTCGGCTACGGCAAAACAAGTATATGTAGGATTCCACCCAAGGGTGATCTCATACGCGGGCTCACACTTAAAATGACCTTGCCTCCTCTTTTCAATCCAACAAACGATTGGATATGGCCGACCCTCCCATCTTCGGCAAGTTTTCCGGCCCTCCAGTTTGGATTTTCAAACGGTACCGTGTCCGACCTCGTCTCGGCATCTTTTGATGTAAGTTTCTATTCAACAAATGTTAATGTATTAACAACTTGGTTCATTCCATTCACGCAGTATGTCAGTTATTCCTCTTCAACAAACAAGTTTATATTCAGTAACGTTGCAAACGTCATCGTTCAATACGGATTTTCTGAAACGAATGTTGGTTCATCAGTTTTCTGGGGACTTGATCCAATAAACTATTCAACTTTGGATGCCACTGGAAATCTCGTCTACAACGCAACGGTGTCATCACTTTCTAATTTAAGTGCAAATTCCACTATAAATACTCAATCAAATACGTATATATCAACATTGACGCCCGATTTCACCCTTCAAGAAGCAGGGTGGTTTCAAACAACGCCAACTGCAGAAAATTCATTTTTCGGTCTCTACCTATCCCTAGCGCAACCCGTCTCATTCACCACAAGTTCACCACAGCTTATAAACTTTAACGCGTTGACACCAAGTACCAACTTCCCATATTGGGCATCTCCCTACCTGGTTGCCACGAGTTTTATCATATCAGCCGCTGGTCTTGTCCAGTTTGCACTTCCGGGATACTATACACTTCGGGCGGGGTTTAACCTGAGCGCAGGCGCGGTGGTTTCCATAAGTTATGGCACGAATACGACTGGAACCATCCCCTTGACCCCTACGTTTTTGTACACCTACACGTATACCGTTTCACCAAATCCCACATCTCCAGCCATCATCCCAATATATGAAACAAATGGGGGGACCTATTACTACTTTTACGTACAGACGAACATGCCATGCACCGCCCTCAAGGGAAGTTACTTTAGTGCTACATACGCCGATGACACATACCAGTTTTCAAATGACGTCACGCTTTCTAGCACGTCTTTGGCTCCAGTTCCCCTTACCGGAAACATTGGGCCTATTCTCAACTCTACGGTCACTTTGGACACAAATTCTATGATGAAGTTTGCCGTCAGTGGCTCGTACCTGATTTCGGGTGTTCTGTCACTTTCAAACACAGCCACAGAATCGTACGTGTCAAATATAGCCATAGGAGAACGGGCGAACATCGTTTACGTCTATGACATGTCGTCACAGGGGCGCAATCCCACATATGGGTTTTCCATTCCCCTCGTAGCAGACTCAAATCTTTCATACTATCTCAACGTCTCGTCAACTGAATCATTTTCAAATATATCAGCCAACTCTTTTTTCACTATAAATCAGGTGGGCGTTCTTCCAGGCACAAATCCGGAAAATATTCTTCCATACAACGGCATTTTGTTGAATTCATCATCAAACACTCTTACAAACCCCCTCAATTTGTCAACAAATTTCAATCTTTATTCAAATTCATCACTTATTTCAGTAACTCCATCTGGAACTCTCGCGTTCGCCAACACCGCATCATATATGTTAACGGGTGTTTTTTACACGACAAGCCCAGTAACAAACGTAATTATTACAAATACTTCTACAAATTCAAATGCATTTTTTAACTATACACTTGGGACGAGCGGGTCACCGCCCTATACAATTTCAGTACCGTTTGTTGTATCAAACACTGCAGGTACATATACAGTTTCAATCACAACACAGGATCCCGTATCAAATGTGAATAGCGGTACATATATTGCCTTATCTCCTATCAGTACACAGGCATACGACTATTTGAATCAAAGGTATAACTATTATGACTCTGTAGGTACGATAGCCATTACACGAGCCGATCTCAAGATAGGTGGACAGACTGTTCAAAGTCTTACAGGAGATTATATAGAAGTTTGGAACGAATTGAATATTCCATATGAAAATCAACCGGGTCTCCAGCTCTTGACGGGCAAGTACGACACACAAACGAACGTCCCACCCCCCGGTCGGACCTACTATATAAACCTACCATACTACTTTTACGATAAGCCGGAGCTGGCGCTGCCCATCGCCGCTCTCGGGAGACAGGATGTGGAGGTCTGGATCACCTTCAATAACTTTTCAAACTTGACATCAATTTCAGTTACAAATCCAACACTTCAAGCCACGATCATTACAGAATACGCATATCTTTCCAACCCCGAAATTGACTGGTTCCAAAGGCACCAACTTGACTATGTCATTTCACAGTGTCAATACGAAACCTTTCTTCTTGGACAAAATTTCAGATCTTCTATTTTTGATCTAAAATTCAAAAACCCCGTCAAGGAACTGTTTTTCCTCATACACCCTGACACTAATTTACCATATAATTACACAACCCCTGGGAGCGGGACGGACGCCGTCAATCTCGGAATGACGTTCAACGGCGAAGATGCGTTTTTAAGTTCAACAACCAACACACTTTATATAGGATCCATAGAGCCCTTTAATAAACACGTCAACTTCTTTTCAAAACCAACCGTCATCACAATTGATCAACCAAATACCTATGGGCGTCAATTTTACATGTATGCATTTTCTACAGATCCGTTCGCTACGACTTCGTCCGGTCAAATAAACTTTAGTAGGATCCGTCAGACGCTTCTTGAACTCAACATCACCAACACGGCCGGTAACTATCCTTCAAAAACTTTAGAAGTTATAGCCCTGTCTCAAAACGTCCTGCGTATTGAAAACGGTATCGCGGGCGTGATGTTCCACTAGTGAGATTTTAGGCGTAAAATAAATGCTTAGTATTTACTAGAGATGGCCGGTCGTGCCAGTTTGTCCTTTCTTGGTCAAGAGGACATTTCACTGAGTGGCGATCCAGAAGTCACATATTTTATAGAAAAATACCAGGGCCAAACTCCCTT